TCGTTCGTTACTATTTGCTTCACCAATTCTCTTTTTAGTTTCTTCAGAGTGTCGATAGCCAGCGCGACTACTAACACGCTTCGCTATTAATTCTGGAGATTGTTTCATGCCAGTCAAACTACGCCGCATCTTTTCGATTGATTCCTGAGACATTTTACCGCCCCAGTTCCAATGATTTTTCCCGGAAAGTTGGGGACATTTCTTGCCCTTACACCATGGTTCCCTTCCAACATTTGCAAACATGAACCCCTTGCGCTGTTCCAACGATCGATTCTCAGCAATCTCTCGAATTTTGTTAGAGAATGATTCATGTTGCTCATCCGTCCATAGAGCTTTCGTCTTTGCAACAGACTCAATACGCCTACGGATATGTTCAGATGACTGCTTTGTCCCCTTTAACACCATTTTTTAGCCTCAGTTACGCGCGCGTATCCAATGCAATAAAATGCGACTGCGTATAGGAACTACCGCCCTTGTACGGTGTGAGTGCGGTTGCCCTTACCGGTTGCCCGTCTACCCTCATCACAAATCTGAACACACTTTCGTCATATACAAACCTGACATGGATACTCATATCGCTCTGTATCCCGCCCTTCTCAGCCAGGATATATCCATTCTGGAAATTAGCCAGAACAATATCGCCCTGTGTCCCAAGAGTTGCCGACTGCTCAATGGCTATTGCCGGAAGACCCATGAGGCGGCCATACGGTGCATCGTTCAAACCACCCGGAGGCATATAGATCGGAATACCACCTGTACCGACTGCGATACTCATGGTGAAAAGCTGAGGCTCGATGTTCTGGTTATAGAACCAGGCATAGTTGCCAGTCTGAGACGCGAACCGCCTTGAGTACATCTTAACGATGTTTTCGGCCACTACTGTTGCAGCTTTCTGCCCGGTTTCTTTCCCAACGGATACGAGGCATCCGGAATTTAGAATTCCAAGAGGCTGGCCAGCACCCGTACCGTTGATAATCGCATCATCGAGAAGGAATCCAAACTCCCCGACGAATGCACCCCGGATGAAAGCCTCAAGTGCTGCTGCATCTGCAAGCAGTTCATCGGTTGCATAGCAAAGGCCGATGAGTTTCTTGAGGTTCAGTTCGATCCTTCTAAATTTCGGCTTCGATGCGGTTTTCTCCGCCGCTTCCTCTTCCCAATAGCCGACTATTCCGCCATAACGGGTAGAAGCCCTTGAGGTTTCATCGACTCCGTTGATCTTGATTCCGTTGGCATTGCCAGAGATCGGTTGCCGTCTGCATCTCGAAGCCAATATGCCGGTATTGAATATATCCTGCAACAGATCGTTGCTAAAATCCTGCTGAACAAGGAATCCACCATCTGATGGCGTGGTTTCTCCAAGTCCGGTTGCGGCTGCACTGATATGAAGCCTTGGATCTACTTTACCACCCGGAAGTCCTGCCCTCATAATGGCCGCCATCTGCTCACCGAAAGAAGCGAACTTGTCCTTCTTTGCCCGGTCTTCAATCTCGATCTTGCCTTTAGGGAGAGTTACCGCCCCTTCGGGTTTATCCAACGCTGCCTGAATCCTCTCCTGACGCTCCAGAGTCATGACGATTTTCTGGTAATCATCAACTGTATCCAGGATTTCATTTTTCAATGCTAATTCCGCCTCTGTGTGCTCCCGGTTTTCATTGACACACTGAGCATCGATATCAGATGACTTTTTAAGCAGAGCCTTTATATCCTCTCTGTACTGTGTTACTGTCTTCATACTTTTTAAATCCTCCTTGTTTATATTGTTGTTGGGGCGACCAATTCCGCCCGTGTTAGCAAATCCGCCGTCCGGTCTTTCTTCTTCGATTTCACCTCTACATCACGCAAAGGTTCAATCATAAGGATTTCCTCTTCATGGTCTACATCACGCAGATCATCGGAGTATCCCTTTGAAAGAATAGACTTTGATACCTTTTTAGAAAACCCTACATCACGCAGGGCCTTCTCAGCATCCTTTATCGACGGAGATTGTTTTGTGTTGATAGTTTTGGGTATGTGCTTAAACCCAGCCTTCATCATAATCGGCACGAATTTACTACAGGCTGCCATGTCCATCTTTCCGGAAATTTCATCAACAAATCCAGCTTCCAGTGCTTCCTCAGCATTCATCCATGTTTCGTCTTCCAGCAGAGAATTGATTTCCTTGTTTTCCTTACCGGTTTTCGTTACATATATCGTTGTCATGGAATCCCGCACTTTATCCAGAGTGTCCGCCATTTTCCGCATATCCGAAGCCTGCCCCATAGCCACACCCCAAGGGTTATGCACCATAAAAAGAGCATTCTCGGCCATGTAGACCTTTTCACCGGCAAGGGCAATTACTGAAGCGATCGAGGCCGCAAGGCCGTCAATGTAAGTGGTAATTTTTGCAGAATGTTGCTTCAGGAGATTATAAATTGTATTACCATCAAAAACATCTCCCCCAGGACTATTTATATGCAGATCGATTTCCGATGCCTTGATTTCAGCAAGTTCTTTCTGGAAATCCTTTGCGGTTATACCGTCCCCTGACCAGAAATCCTCTCCGATCATTTCATAAATCCATATCTCCGCTTTTTTCTCTGTTTTGTTTTTCATCTCGTACCACTTACTCATTTTGTAGACCTCCATTATTGCCATCACCGGGAATTTTCCCCGATGGTATAGGCTCATTACTTTGTTTTTTCTCTAAAAATTCCCTTAACATCCTGAGAGGTATCATATTCATCGGTACAAAATGGTCTTCTGCAAATTCCTCTGTGCTCGGTTCCATTTCTTCTTTCCTGAGAATTTCGTTGATGCTTACCCCGCCGACATTAAAAAGTGCCCGATACAGATTTGCCCTGCCTGTTGCATCAGCTCGTAATAGACCGTCAAAGTTGTGTTTAAAATAAAGCCTTCCATATCCCGAAAGGGATTTATCGCTGTCAGTTAAAAGTTGCATCCGGTAATTCTGTTCAAGCCGAACCAGCCAGGGAAGTATTGAGTCCATAACGAAGGAAATCTGCTCTTGCTCGATATTGCTGAAGCTGGACTTTGTGAGGTCTTTCAATTTATGAGGAGGGACATTGAACCATCTGGAAATCTCCGGAATCTGGAACTGTCGGCTTTCAAGGAATTGACTATCTTCTGGAGGATACCCGATTTTTTCTATCTTCATACCTTCTTCAAGCAACATAAGACGGTGTGATTTACCAAGCCCGGAATATGCAGCAGATAGCGCATTGGAAAGTTTTGTGGGCTCCTTTAATTGTCCCGGATGCGATACCACAACCCCCGGATGTGTTCCTGCCCCAAAATAGAGGGACCCAAATGATTCCATAGCCATGCCGAGGCCGATGGATTTCCTCGCCATTGCAATCGGGGAATATCCAATAAATCCATCGAAGCCAAGTCCGGGGATATGTAAAATCTTTTCACGGGTTAACGTTATCGGAGCTTCTTTATCCATGTGGATTCGATAGGTAAGTTCTCCGTTCTGCATCAGAGGAGTTACACGATTAGGGGTTATAGGCCATAATGCTACAATATCTCCCATTCCGTTTTTCTCTTTCTCCGCATATCCATTGCCCCATGAGAGGATATGAGCCATCATACATTCACGGCCTGCCATTGCGGTCATGTATGGATTCCACTGGTCATGCATGACGGTATAGAGTTTGAGATTATCCACCATGCGTTTTGTTTCGCCTTTTCGTTGCATGAGATGAAGCGGCAGAGCGCCGATGGTTCCGGCTATCAGAGAAATAGCACACCAAACGGCAGAGTAAGTAAGCGCGGTATATTCGGAAACGTCTTCACCGGAGAGGGATTGTGAACCAGCAAGGTTCCATAGGGTGCGATCCCAGGCCTTCGGATCGGTGAGGGAAAGTCCTTTGATTCTGATATTCTCCGGTCTTAATTGCGAGAACACGCCCATTTATTTCTCTCTCATAAAGAAGCCGGCAAAGAGAAGAACGATTCCGCAAAGTGTGAAAGAAAGCCAGGGATGATAAAGATAGAGGCCATAACCCATTGAGGCTAATCCCATAATCATGAGAATGTCTCGGAAAGTTATTCTTTTCACTATTGGATTAATTACATATTGAACGGATAAAAATTAATAGAGGGTATTTGGAAAAAAGGGTATAAAAGGGTAAGATTGTCAGAGAATCGTAATTATTAGACTATTTTTTATAGGTTTCGCAGTTTAAAATAGCTTCCCGTGATATCCTTACGATACCACCAATCTTGATTGAAATAAGTGCGCCTTTATCAATCCAGCGATAAACCGTTTTAACTGTGACGGTAAAATATTCTGCAACTTCATCGACTCGGAATAGCTCTTTATCGGGAAGCGTAATCATGTGCTTTCTATCTGCAATACGGTTTTACATTCTAAGCAAATCAATGCCGGGCGTTGTACGGTCAATTCCTTACCTACCGGTGATAAGATTGCAGATATTGTAAATGCTTCGATAGCTGGCATAAAATATTTACACCCGCAAGTACATACCTTTTGCGTTGCGTTTGCTAAATCAACATTCATAACTTGCTGCTGATACTCTGCCCTTCGTCTTGATTCTCCCATTAAATCACCATCCTTTTTTTTAATTGTTCTTCTGTCATGCTATCGTAAATCGAGACTTCTTCTTTCGGGTCAAACATCGCCCGCCCCCATGCCATTAAAAGAGCAACTACACCATCAATCTTCTCAGTCGCCTTCTCCTTGTCCGGTGCTACGTTACCATTTGGATCCGAGCGCATGACAAGATTATCGGCATTCCAACGTAATACCGGATTACCACCATGCCTTATTTTTCCATTCAAAATATGCACGAGTAAATCCTTCGCTGGCTCATTAAAGGTCTTAGCACCTTGCCGGACTTCAACCATTTGGAATCCGGTTTCGTCATTGGTATCATTCAGCTTTTCCATAATCCGGGTAGCTGTGGCCTGAGCGTTCCATGAATCAAACCCTATCTGTCTTAAATCATAATCCTCTGCTACTTTATAGACATCATTCTCAATCCAGGCATAGTCAACTGTACTGCCAGGGGTTGCCGTTAAGAATCCCTGCTTTTCCCAAATATCATAATGCACCCTATCGGTCTGAGAGCGTTTCATTATTCCTTCCTCCGGACAATAGAATTTGCAGAGGACATCCCAAATGCCTTCTTCTTCCTCTGGAGGGAATACGAGAACAAAAGCAGCAAGGTCTATTTTCGATGACAGGTCAATACCGCCAAAGCACCTGCGTCCTTTCAGTGATTCGAGGTCTACCTTTGATTTGCATTTATCCCACGCATCCATAGGCATCCACTTCGACAACTGCCTTATCGGAATATTAAGGCGAAACCGTTTGAAGTTCTGAAAGTCAATCGGATCGTTCTTAGCCTCATTGTAGTCCTGCCTGATTTTATCGAGTGTAAAAATTTGATCAAGAGAAGGATTAACTCGCTTCCATAGTTCCTCATCTGCCGGATCATCTTTCTCCGGATCGGCTAAATAGAGAACTGGTAGAAAACGAGCATCCTCGATAATCCCAGATTTAACCTGTTGCGCTTTCGTCCGAAGTCTCCACCAAATAGAGTTTTTATCATATATCCCGGCTGTAGTAATAATTAAAACTACCTGTTGCCGCCGGGCATAATCCGTTCCAGCGGTGAGGACGTTATAGAGTTCGTCAGAGGGATGTGCATGGATCTCGTCTATGATCACGGCGGAGGGACTCAACCCATGTTTCGTATATGATTCAGAGGATAAAACCTGCATAAAACTATT